TTATTTGTCGTCATCTTGAGGGAGCTTAGGGTAAAGCACAAGTTTAAAATCGTCGAGTCTTTGCCATTTTTCTTTCGTATAAACAGCCTTTTCTAAAACTGACTTTAGGAGGCTGTTCTTTTTTTTGGGATCATCTGTTTTGAAATATAGATCTAACACATGCTCGACTTGAGGAATTGTATCTTTCTTCACTTTTTCCTTTGTTATTTCTGTTTTAATTTCTTTTCTGAGGTTTTCCATCGTTTCAGTAATCTCATTAATACGATTGGAAACAACATTAGAACGTTCTAAAAACATATCAACAGTATAAACACCACGCTCTAATAAATCGTGTAAATTATTTTTTTGTTTTTGGACATCCACTAACTCTTTTTCAAGTTTTCGTAAAGCAGCCTCGTTCATTTGAATAATTTGTGTTTCTTTTGTGCTTTCATCTTGCTTATTTTTTTCAAAATCAGCTTTATAATTGATGTACCATTCTTTTAATGCTTCGAGTAAACGTTTTTCGATTAGTTCTGTATAACTGGATTTATTTTCACAACCACGATGTTTACAATCCATTGTATGTTTTCGATTTTTGGGATATCGTTGTACCATGCTGTATCCACATTTTCCGCATCTGACAATCCCAGCTAACGGATTCTTTAATCCATTCGTATTATAAGGAACGTGATACCTCGTATTTAATTTCTCCAGTGCTTTTTCGAATAAGCTTTCTGGGATAATCGGATCATGTTTTCCATCCGCAATAATCCATTCTGATTTATCTTGTCTAGTGCAACTACGTTTCGTTGCATCCGGACGTTTCACTTCTTTTCTTTTTTGCCATGTTACCTTTCCAATGTAAACATTATTTTTTAACATGTCTAATATACTGTATGGGTTCCAATCGTTACCTAACTTACTTTTGTAGCCAAGTTCATTTAATTTCCGCATAATAGCATTGGCACCCATATCTTCATGGGCATACCATTCAAAAATCATTCTTACAACAGAAGCTTCTTCTAAATTAATCGTTAACGTACGCTCACGCTTATTTAAGCGATGGATATCATATCCGTATGGTGCATGTGTACCAAGGTAATTACCAGCCTCTACACTTGCGATACGCCCACGTTGCATACGACGAGTAATAATCTTTAATTCCTTACGAGCCATAAACGCCTCAAATTCGCTGTATTCTTCGTCCCACTCATCATTAAGATCATAAGTCTTTCTTGGTGTCATAATCTTCGTATTCGAGCGTTTAAACGTCTCTAAAATGATTCCTTGTTCTTTCATACCCCCACGACCTAAACGATCCATATCCATACAAAGAACAACATCATATTTGTTATCTTCAATTTCTTCAAGTAGTGCTAACATCTCAGGACGTTTCACTAAGCTCTCACCGGAAACGATTTCTTCACGGACAGTTAAAACATTTAAGTTCTTCTCCTTAGCTATTTTCAGTAGGGTAGAGCGATGTTTTGCTAAAGTTTCTCCTTCGCCACGTGCTTCAGCTTCGAGATCGGCACGGGATTTACGTAAGTAGATTGCTGTTTTCATAGTTAGACCTCCTTGTTACTAGTTATTATACGAGAAGTAGGTAGATAGAAGAAGTAAAGATAATTAAAAATAAAATTAAGCTCCACTTACGAGCTTTGATTTTATGGTTTTATAGATTCTTCTCTATTTCTCTTTTCTCTTTATTAGTTGTTGAGGTTATGAGTTTTCATCTTCGTTTTTGCTTACTTGTATTTTTTGGTATTTAAGATAAATTTTACTGGTAAAATCGCATAAATAAAATATATCTTTGTCTGTAGAGTCCTTAGGAAAATAAACAGTTCTTTTTTCATCAATTACAAATCCATGTCTTAAATTTTCAAGTTTTATTTTTCCTTCACTAACGGAGCTAATAAGATATTCATCCTTTGGCTTATTAGCATTAATTTTAGAAATTATAAAGAAATATAAAGTAGTCAGTATTATAGGTAATAATAATAGTAGAGTAAGGTTAGTGAGATCGAATTTGACATATGTCATTTTATTAAATGCGAATGAATAGACTATTAATCCAAATATCCCATTGCAAGTCATTATGGTTATAATCTTCGATTTTTCTAATTTATTTATTAATAGTGGCATGAGGGCGATAATTAGTAGTGAAATGAGGAAAAAACCAGTTGACCATATAAGTACACTTCTAGGAAATTCATCTTTAGTGATATCAACCTTATTAAATAAATAATTAAATGTTGATCCGATTAAAACGAATACAAACATAGAATAAACTACACCAATAAGGAAATGCCATAATTTTAAATTTGCTTGTTTGGCTTTATCTAAAAATAATTTACTTATTTCATCAGTTGATATTAATTGAATAAAACGTTGAAATATAAAAGAAATTAAAGTCAATAAGCCACCGACAAGTGCAACGATTGCAGGTGTATATTTAAGTAATCTTTCAAATTCAGAACACACTTGGAATCCCTTCTTTCATTTTTTTGGACTATTATTGAATCATGTGTTTTAGGTGTTTTATTAGTGACATTTGCCTCAGAAGATGCATCTTTGTAATGTTTGTTAATATTAAAATTGATTTTATACAGCTTAGTTTTTATTATTTCATTAAGATGTTAATTTGTATGCTCATAAGACTTTAAGCAAGCAAATCCCCCTGGAACTCCATAAATTTCAGCTACCTCTTGAATTGAAAGGTTAGTATTTTCATATTCAGAAATCATTTCATCAGACAGTAATAATTCCACAGCAAATGTATTTGCTTCAATTTCAAAACGATCTACTGAAAAAAATGTTTGATTGCGTAAAAAGGGAGTATTTGCTTTTGGATGAAGTAAAGCATGTCCTAATTCATGAGCGCAAACAAAACGTTGAAGTGTTTCGTCAATTTGATTATTAATATGAATAAACTTAATGCGCTTATAGGTGTTGTAAAAACCAAGTGTATTTCCTAAGTCAGCATACAACACAGTAATATTTTTTTGCCTGGCAATTTCAAATGGGCTTGTGGTTTGATGTTTTTTTGTGATGTTTAGTACGTATTCTTTGATGTCCATTTAAGCTCACTCCATTAATCTTTTTTATATTTGTTTGGAGTGAATTTTTGTTTTGCCAATTCTTTTGCCATACGCATGGAGTTTTCAAGCGATATGCGAATCATTTCTTTTGTATGTTCGTCGATTGGTTCACCGTCAAACATTAAGGCTTCTTCACTATTTTTTAATTGTTCTAATGTTTTTTCTAAGTCTTTTGCGATATCGTGTTCTTCTTTCTTTGATAAGTTAGGTGCTATGTTAGATAATACTTCTTTTTTTTCAGTTCTACCTAATAAGTAATCAGTTGACACTTCAAAGAAATCGGCAATTTTTTTTAAAGTATCGTAATCAGGTTCGCGCTGTCCTTGCTCATAATTAGCCAATTTTCCTCTTGAAAAGCCCAGCCTTTCAGCAAGATCATATTGACTTAGTTTTTGTTTTTTCCTAAGTTCTGCAATCTTTTTTCCAAGCATAATTTTCCCTTCTTTCTAAATAAGAGTAAAAGCTTTTTTCTTAATTATAGAAACGTTTAGTTTCTAAATCCACAAAGGAAACAAAAAGTTTCCTGTAAATATTGACAGAAACATTTTGTTTCTGTATATTAGGGGTATAAAGAAACAAAATGTTTCTTAAAGAGGTGATATAGTGGATAAAAAAAGAAATAAAATGATTAAGCTTAGAAATGGTCAATCTAGAATAATAGTCGCAAAGAAGCTGAAAATCACACCGCAGATGCTAGGTGCGATTGAAAGAGGTGATAGGACACCGTCGTTAGAATTAGCTAAAAGGATAGCTGAATTCTATAGAACAACGATTGATAATCTTTTTTTTGGTTAAAAAGGAAACAAATCGTTTCTAAAGAGGTGATTAAATGGCAACAATTCAAATGGCAGTACCAACAGATCAGCAGCATACAAATGTAAAAAGCACTTCAAGAGGTGACATCATGAGCCAACAAGAAGAATATGCAGCGTCTTATGAATTCGGGAAAACGAAAGTTTATGTTGTGGCTCCTGAACCTAAACCACAAAAGGAAATTGATAAAATCCTTCAAGCATATTACGAGGCTGGTTGGGCCATCATCAAAGAAATGCAAGCAAAAGAAAGTATCGAGGATTAATTCCTCTTTTTTACATAAAAAATAGACAAGTTATGTATTCTATAAACTTTATTATAATCCTTTGACAACTTAATACGGAGGCGAACAAATATGGGAACAAGTATATATTGCAATTCGTCTATAGGCGGATTGCTACGTAATGCTAGAGAATGTTGTGAAAATGCACATTATCGAACAAAGAAAGGTCTAGCAGAGTATCTCGGCATTACTTACGAACGTTTAAAAAATATTGAATCTGGTTTTTCTAAAGTGCCTTTTGAATTAGCAATGGATTGGTGTGATGCAACAGGAGCACCATTAAATAAACAGGCAATTAAACATATTTACGGTGTAGGATTACCACCAACAGATCCTCGTTTAACGAGCGATGTAAATTTACAACTTATGAATTACATCAAGCAAGCCGAAGAGGGGATTGCGGCAGCGAAGGAAATCATGAATTTACAAATTACAACACGCTCATGGAAGTTGGATGAAAAGAAGAAACATGAATACGCAGTTCATGCAAAAGAAATCTTCGATACAATCCAAGCTACTCAATGTGTAGTACAAGCTCTTGAACAAGTACACTGTGGCATTATGGAACAAATACAAAAAAGCTGGTTGCAAAAGGCTATGTCAGAAAACGTTATTATTCAATCGGTGGATAGCTTAATGACTTTAACAAAAGTTTTGTAAAGGAGGAAATGTAAATGACAGTAGATTACAAGAATCCAAGCTTAAGAGAATATAAGGAACTAATTCGTTATGATGCAAAGTTAACTGGTGAAATAAAAATAGCTAAAACATTTGGTGATGATAAAAAGTCAGAAGAATTACAACAAGAGAAAAAGTTAGTGGGAATTCGAATCAAAATTATTGAGGCATCATTTACTTTAAAACATAAATGGGCAAAAGAAAAAGCTACCGCCTAGACAACAGTAGCTCGCAATATATTCTACAAAGTAATTATACCATTTTATTTATTATTTGGACAAGCCACTGTGCTTGTCGTTATGACCAGAAAGGATTGTTACCCAACCCCTTTAAAGATATCCCTTTCTGGTTGTAACGATGCGTGCAGCATCCATTTACATAGAAAAGAGGTGGAAACCATGACAACTGAATATAATTGTCTTCATGATCTTGTTCTTCTAGGAGACTTTTCGTTTGCAAATGAACTTCATGATTGCATGAATACATGCATTTACAACATGTTCAACGCTAAATCTCATGAGGAAGCGAATTTCTGGGAAGAAGAACTTAATCGCTGTGTAAAAGAGTTCAAAATGCTTCGTAATGTAAAAGAAGAACATGAAGTATCTAAAAGTTATTGTGTGATTATTAAAGGATCTTGTTCTAAAGGTGTTAACGCTTCGCTGGTAAGTCGTAGGAAATAAAAAAATCTATCACTTTGCCGAGTGATAGATAAATAGTGGTTGGTAAATTTTAGTTAAGTTAATTATACCAAATCATAAACGTTATAACAATGGAGTATATTGTATGCTTTTAGACAAAACATTACATAGAGTGTTGTTAAATCCCAAGATTGTCCAACAGGTAACGTCAGAACAGCACCTTGCTTATTTAGTACCGCAATATCTAAAAAAAAGGTTATAAAAATTATCGCTTATTACGTATAGAGGACGGATTTGCGATATGTAAACGGGAGGATGAATAACATGGCAGTTTATAGACCAGTACAAGTTTCATTTTGGCAGGATGCAAAAGTTATTGAGGAGATGACTCCAGAAGATAAATTATTCAATCTGTATCTTCTTACAAACCCATGTACTACACAAATTGGTGTATATCAAATTACAAAGAAACAAATGGCTTTTGATTTAGGATATTCCATAGAAAGTATTAATGTACTCTTAGATCGTTTTGAAAATCATCATAAATTGGTTAAATACAATCCAGAAACACGAGAACTAGCAATTATCAATTGGGGTAAATATAACCTTAATAGAGGCGGCAAACCAATTGAAGATTGTGTTCGCAAAGAACTTGATGGAGTAACAGATATTAGTCTTATTAGCTTAGTAACTCCAAAAGTTAAAAATGATAAAATTCGTGCTATTTTTGAAGAGTTTCTTGCTGTTCACGATACGTGCCACGATACGTCAACGATAAGTGGGGAAAAAGAAAAAGAAAAAGAAAAACAACAAGAAGAGCGCACGGACGTTGTTGAAGTTAACCCAATTTCTTTTTACGAACAAAACTTTGGATTCATGACACTTTTTATCGCAGAAGGAATTCTTGCGTGGGTAGATGATTTAAATGCAGAGCTAGTTGTTAAAGCAATGGAAATTTCTCTGGAAAAAAATACAAGAAACGTGTCTTATGTAAATTCAATTTTAAGAGATTGGCATGTTAAAGGCTTTAAAACAGTAACTGATGTTGAAGTAGCCGACAAAGAGTTTCGTGCTAAACGAACAACACAAGTAAAACAACAGCCAGCATATCAATCTGTTGCTATGTCTGAATCTACTAAACAAGTATTGCAGCAACAAAAAGAGTGGAATCAAAATATCGCCACTGATGAAGAACTTGCAGCACTTAATCAACAGAATGGATGGATGCAATAATGAGTAACGACATCATTCGTAATTTGGAAGCGGAGCAAAGTGTTTTAGGCAGCATCATCATGGAAGGGGATTTGATAAAAGATTGTCAGTTAAAACCAAATCAATTTTCTCTTCCAACACATCAAGCCATTTTTAAGGCAATGAGAGAACTTGAAGACGTTGAAAGCCCTATAGATCTTGTGACTGTAGTTGAAAAATTAGATAGTTTTATAAATCAAATTGGTGATATTCAGTTTTTAGTTAATTTAGCTGAGGGCGTTTCAACAACAAAAAACTTTTCGTATCACGAGGGTCTTGTGATAGAAGCATGGAAAATGCGGCATGCTCAAGAGGTTGCTGGTGATTTATATAAGCGTCTTCAGAAAGACAAAGATATTGGTGCAATCGGCAATACAATTGATGAACTAAATGCGATAGAGGAAACGGGTTATTCAGGTGAGTTTGATTTAAAAGAAACGCTTGTTGGGCTATATAAGAAGATGCAAATCGATGTTGGCGATTTAACAGGTATAAACACTGGATATTACGATTTTAATCGAATGACCTCTGGATTACAGACAGGAGACTTAATCATTGTTGGTGCACGTCCAGCAATGGGGAAAACGGCATTTGTACTAAACGTTGCTTATCATGCAGCAAGTTCAGATACAGCAGTTGGAATCTTTTCACTAGAGATGGGAGAAGAACAATTGCTCAAGAGAATGATTTCTAGTGCCGGCAATGTTGATGCAACCAAAATGAAAAACCCTAAGAAACTTTGCAATATCAAAGACTGGGAAAACATCAGCCAAGCAATGGGATTGATTAACAATCTTCCACTGGAAATATACGATAAGGCAAATGTAACAATGCAAGAAATTTATGCAAAGACCAGAAAACTGAAACGTAAACATCCAGATAAAAAGGTATTAATAGCGATTGATTATTTACAGCTTATTGTTGGTGATCCAAAGCATAGAGGAAATCGTATGCAAGAGATTGGCGAGATTAGCCGGAAGTTGAAACTGATGGCTAGGGAACTGGATGTATGTGTAATTGCTTTATCACAGTTAAGTCGTGCTGTTGAAAGTAGACAAGATAAACGTCCTTTGCTGTCTGATTTACGTGAAACCGGACAAATTGAGCAAGATGCTGATTTGATTGCATTCTTATATCGAGAAGATTATTACGATGCAGAAACAGCGAACAAAAACATAACTGAAATTATTTTAGCGAAACAAAGAAATGGCCCTGTTGGTACAGTTGAACTTGCATTTATTAAAGAGTTTAGCAAATTCATTAATTTAGAGAGAAGATACGATAATCAACAGGAGGTACGGTGATGTTATTACGACAGGAAGTTGAACGGAGAAAATTACTCATTATTCGTAAATTACTTAGTTTAGGGTTATCTGAAATAAATGGGAAAACATTAGATGAATTAACATTAACGCAACTTGAAGGGATTTTAAAAACAGGCTTGCAGGTATTGGAGGGAAAGAGCAATGCCAAAGCAGTTAACAATATTTGATGTTGAACCAGTAGTAGCATTTGATCCTAAGAAAGCGCAAATTCATCGGTTGAATTCTCAAGTACGTTTTGCTGATGTGGTGGTTCAAATACCAAGACAAGCAAGGGCGGTTGATGAACTTAAGCCTACGACAGCTCCTAGTGAAAAATATGAACTATTTGAGGACTATACAATTGGGATTTGGCGTTATAAGCGAGCGGAGGATAAACAATTTGAATGGGAAAAAGCCGAAGAACTTTGTAAGAAGGCAAGGGATAATAAAGAACCGATATCAATACGACTTCATCTATCCTTGGAACAATCATTTGTTCCAGAAAACGTTGTGCAATATTTATAGGCAAATAAAAAAAGCCGAGATTGCTCCCGACATAATTATTCGACAAAGTAATTATAACACATATAGGAGTGGTTTCGGTGGCAATTATCAAGGAAAACATTGCAGAAATGAAGGCTGAAATTTCATTAGCAGAAAATATGATTTATGTTGTAAAAGATGGACAAGTTCATACAATAGAGCCACCAACAAGTGGCCATGGGGAACAGTCCTTTGTATATAAAAGTGGAAAAGTAACTCGTATGGATGAACGGAAAACACAGTTACTTTAATCAAATTTGAATTTTATTAAGAAATGAGGATACAAAAATGATGGGTATAAATCCGTTACATGAGTGGTGGAAGATGGGGAGTTACACAAAATGGTATCACTATTTTTGTGGAATGCCTCTAATAGCGATTGTAATTGGATTCGCATGAGCAGCTATTACCGTAGGTGGATTCATCTTCGGAGTGATTGATGGGTTTAAAAAGAAAAACTAAACAAAAGCGTTATTTTCTATTGGGAAATCCCCTGCAATTAAGGGGATTTGGGTAACTCTCTATGGGGAGCTATTCTTTAGATAATGGGATTCTTACAGCTTCAAGTCTTTCGTATTCGATAGGACAATGAATAGGAAGTATGATGGACTCTAAAGTTTCGTTTGCTAGAGATTGTTTGAAAATTACTTCACCAGAAGGAGAGAAAAATGTAAATTGGATTTTCGTGTCAGGAGGAATTATTAATTTTGGTGATTTATTTTCCATGTTAATCAACTCCTAAAGTATTTGATTTTCTAAGAATTCCAAAGCGCATTCGATAAATATATATATGAATGCCTTTTCGAGAGCATTACTTTAGTAAATTGAGAAACTTAATAAAATAGTTATTTTGTAGCAAATAAAAAAGAGCACACATATAAATGTGCTCTTAGAAAAATAGGTTCTTATGAGAGAGGGTCTCCATACAATATCATATGCTTGTCTTATTTAAAGGTTCAAAAAATCAGCAAAAATGCTATTTGATATCTGACTTGTATATGTAAAAAGGGCATCTTTTTAAGATGCTCCTAGAAAGAGGGTTCTAATGCCTAATAGGTTTTCACTTATTTTTATATGTATACGTTGGTGTCGCTGTAAGCGTGAAAATTAAATAATTGAAATCACAATATGTATACGCAAAAAAGAGCACTGGTATGCAGTGCTTTTCAAAAGATAGGTGTCAAAGAACACTGAGCCAAAGTGCTCTTTGAATCAATGAGTAGTATAAGATAAGATATGCTAATCTCAAGAAAGTGTTAACAAAATTATAAAAAAGCCCTCTATAAAAGTAGGGCGTATGAGTGAATATGCCTTATTTCCAAAAGTTACAGCTATGGTATAAACGAGATTTGAAATGTTATACAGGGATGAAAAGGATGAATAATAAAAAATTCATTTTGGTATTTAGACTTTTGTATCAGAAAAGAGCACTATATAAAAGTGCTCTTACAAGAACTGTATTGCTGTTTATTTGATACTAAAAATAACTAACAAAAAGAAGTTGAAGTTTACTTACTGCTATATAAGATACGGAAAATTTACTGCTTCTTGGATTATTAGGAATGCACTTATTGAAATTGTTGTTGGCCGCCCATTTGTTGCCCTTGTTGGCCGCCCATTTGTTGCCCTTGTTGGCCGCCCATTTGTTGCCCTTGTTGGCCGCCCGTTTGTAAACCTTGTTGACCACCCATTTGTTGCCCTTGTTGGCTGCTCATTTGGTCAACTTGTGTCTGAGCTTGAGAAATAGCTTGATTGATTTGGCCTAATGTTTGATTAGCTTGTAGGTATTGTAAGCCTTGATTTAACGTTTGAATAGCTTGTTGAATAGTTTGCTGTAATTGTTGATCAGCTTGTTGCATTTGTTGTTGGGATTGTTGACTAAACTGTTGAAGTTGTTGCATCAGTTGATTAGCTTGTTGTAATCCTTGTGGTTGTTGCCCTTGTTGTTGACTCTGAGATGCTTGAGATAAAGACTGTTGTAACTGTTGAATTTGATTTTTAAGACTAGTTAATTCTTGTGAAACTTCTAAGTCAGCAGCTTTACGTGCTACAGCTTCAACTTTTTTCTCTGTTCGTTTGTCCATTTTAAAATCCTCCTTTTGTACTCACATAGTAGTGAACAGCATTTTTTATAATGTACAAATTTTTGCTTTTAATACTAAATAAAAAAATAAATTTAAATGTAGAGAATCGGGAAAAGAGACATAAAGATAAAGCTTTAATTGCAAATAGGACAAGCGAAATTGCTTGTCCCATGAGGGATAAAATAACTTAGGAAGATTTTAAAAGCACCAAAATGACTCGTATTGGTAAATTGACTCATGGATAGTATGTGTGAACGGGAAAAGATTATACAAAAAAATAACAGACAACTTTTTTCAGTTGTCTGTTACTAAAGCCCTTGGATAACGGTGAAGAGTCCGTTAGAGAAATTATGGAAATGTCAATAACTCTTTAAAGAGTATGTGAAAAATAAGTATTAATTATACAAATTTGTTAATGAATTGGCAGACAACATTTGTTGTTGCCTGCCTGTGGGTCTCATGAGTTTGGGAGATTAACTAATCGCTTACTCATTGAAGGAAAGAGTGAAGCCGCTAGTTCGAACGGCTTATGGATAGTGTGTGCATCCTATTTGAAAATATGTAAAAAAGAAAATGTCTATTTTAAAAATCAAAAAGAGCACAAAATAAAAGTGCTCAAAGTAAGATGGGTCCTAAAAATAGAATGTGGCACACATGATAATGTATGCTAGTTGCTCTTCAAGGTGCAAAAATAAAATAAAAAATTCATTTTGTAGAAATAAAAACCCTAGTTTCCTAGGGTAATGGTATAACAGCTCAATATATTTTATTCTTTTATATCGTAACGTAATATTACGTTAAAAACATCAGGTAAATGTAACCAATTGCACAACAAAAGAGCAGCTAGAAAAAGCTAACCGCTCGGCTCCAAGGTATCTCCAAATGGGGGACGGAGAAAGAGATTTAAATGAGTTTTAGCTGGTTGGCCTATCTGTATTATTGACGTAATATTGAGTTTTATTCAAGGGAGAGAAAGGGGAATTAATAATTTTAGTTTGTTACGACTTGATCTTGGTCTCCAATATCAGAATCAAATGTGTTTGTTGCACTAACACCGTTAAAGGTATTAACAAAAACAGTGGCATTAGTTGCGCCTGAACCATTGTAAGATTTTGTATTCTCTTTTGGAGAAACATTATAAAAATCGCCTAAATTGAAAGAACCGTTGCTATTTTGTACGACAAGGTTTCCAACAATAGATGGCATAGCCTTTACCTGCTTTCTTAGGAAGTATTTAAATTAGCATATGCTTTATGAGTATGGAGGTTCATTTGAATCTAAAAATTTAAAAAATGAAGTTTGTTAGAAAACTCAACAAAATAATCCTTTGAATAGAAAAATAGATAAATTGTGTGAAAATGGTATAATAAATAAAAATTAAATATTTATTCCTACTGGAAGAACCAGCGGACATCAAACCATAAAGAGCATTAGCAATATTGCTCTGTGGCTTGGTGTCTGCTTTTTGTGTTTCATTAAAATAGACAAGGAGTGTTTTACATATGACACAATTAACTTTCTTACCGAAAATCGATCGTAAAGCAACACAAGCTCGTGTAGAAGAGATTCTTGAAAACATTCGTATTCATAGACAGTTTGGCATGATTAGAAACGAAATGAAAGTCACAGTTTCTTGTGAAGTGAGATATCATGGCCCAACAAATGTAGTAGGAAATCCAGCAGAAGATGTCGCTTTAGCAAATGTAGTAATGAGCGAGCGTGAAGTGAAATTACAGCGTTTATCGTTTCAAATAGATAAAGCATTAAGCCGCTTTAGTAAGAATCAGAGAGATATAATTGTAAAACGGTATTTAGAAGATGAGGAAGTATTTGATTATATGGTTTATAACGAAATTGGCATGAGTGAGCGTACATATAGACGCAATAAATCTAATGCTTTTTATAAACTAGCTTTTGCTCTTAGATTAGAAGTATATGAGGTAGAACAGCAGCATGGAGGGGATGACCTATGAATTTTGTCCAACCTATTCGAGATCCAGAACAAATACAACAAATCAAAGAATATCTAAAAGAGAAGAGTGAGCGTAATTATATTCTATTTGTAATGGGAATTAATACAGGGCTACGTATTAGCGATATTCTCAAATTAAAGGTAGGAGATCTAAAAGATAGCCATATTTCAATGAGAGAAAAGAAAACAGGTAAGCAGAAACGGATTCAATTAACGCCAGCATTAAAGAGGGAATTACGTTGGTATATTGAAGAAAGAGAAGATAAGGAGTATTTGATTAAAAGTCGTGAAGGGAAGAATAAACCGATTGGGCGCAGCATGGCTTATAAAATACTTAGAAGCACAGCAGCAGAGTTTGGATTAAAGGAAATAGGGACTCATACATTACGTAAAACATTTGGATATCATATGTACATGCAAACAAAGAATATTGCTTTGTTGATGGAGATATTTAATCATTCATCTGAAAAGGTAACATTAAGATACATAGGCGTGAACCAAGATGCAATGGATAAAGCAATGACCAAATTTAAGATATAGTGATATCTTTTTATTTTTTGTTTTTTTATAATTACCCATTTTTTATGTGTTGTGTAACTCAAAATAAAAGGGTTGATAAAGTTAAGCGTGGCAAGGGATTCAGAGATTGGGACAGTTACACAAAATATAAGATATGGGTAAGTCATAAGGCAAAACAAAAAATACTAAGACATTTTTTTATAAATTAATATCTTCTTATTGAAGTAAATCTAGTCGGTGCTTTTAATAAGAGTATTTCCTATATTTTTAGGGGTGTCTCTCAAAGTGTATAATTTTGGTTATTTATTATGAAATTCAGTATACAATTATATTTTTATATAGTATGATTTAACGGTATTAAATTTATTAGGGAGGAAATAGATTATTATGAAAAAATTTGTAAAAGCAATGATATTATGTTTTGTTATTTTTGCTATTTATCCTACTACAAATGCTTTTGCAGCTAATACATATGTAGCTGGAACTGATGGAGAATGGAAGGAACTAGAAACAGTAGGAACGTGCCCTTCTAAAATATGGGTTTTTAACTTATATGCCGATAATGGAAACTCAATATATAATGGTTGGGTGAAATCTGGACAAGATTGGTATTATATTTCTAGACGTATTATGGTTGATCCAGGCAATAAATGCATTAATTCTACTACAAATGGATGGATGGTGATAGACCGTGGTTCTGCAGGAGAAAGATGGTATTTATTTGCTCCAGGAGGAAAATTAGTTCAAAAGTCAGGTTGGGAACAAAACGCACAAGGAAAATGGATGTATTTTATTCCAGGAGATTATGGACTTGCAACAAATGAATCATTAGTAATTGACGGGACAAAATACTATTTTGATAGCAACGGTTATATGAAATAATAGTGAAAAAGAAGAATACTTGAAGGAGTATTCTTCTTTTTTATTTTCGACAATGTCAGATATGGGTAACTTAAAATAAAGTGGCAGACCTGTGACCGTTTTTTGACGACAAATGTGTCGGTTGTTTTGGAATTACCTTGATACATTTGTATTGTGTTGTGTAACTCAAAAAAGAAAGGCTTATAAAGTTACTGGTATCGAGGGATTCAGCGTTCCAGATAGTTACACAAAATATAAGATATGGGTAAGTGAAGCGACGGTATAAAAAAGAAGCGTTGTTCGTTAAATGGACGTACCGCTCTATTATCATCAAGTTAAGAAATTCATTGAATAGTATCCGTTTTTATATAATTATTATTGATTTTGAAAAAATAAAAAATCGCCTTATTAAAGGCGATTCATAGTTTATTCATTTTGCATTTTTTTGATGAATAAGTATCTTTTTAAGTTAAATGCAATGTTCTACATTAACGTCTTTCTGGTTCTTTTTCTTTTCTTCTAAGACCGAATAAACCTAATAGTCCTAATAAACCAAGCCATGCCCAATTATTATTTTTACGATTATTATTCAAATCATTTGTTGTATTCACATTTCGAGTTCTAGTATCATAATTAACTCTATTCATGTTATTGTCATTAACTTGAGTTCTAGTATCATAATTAACTCTATTCATGTTATTGTCATTAACTCGAGTTGTAATATTATTATTGTTAACTCTATCCGTATTATATCCATCGTATTCAGCATGGACGCTTGTACCAAAAACCATAATAGTTAGTAATAGGGCACCTAAAATAGATGACAGTTTTTTCTTCATGGTTTTCCCTCCTTTCATATTTAGTAATGTCTCCAGTTCCTTTAGAAAATATTCGTTTAAGAATATATAAATCCATTTGGGTTAAAATTATGATAAATATCTTTAATTTCTATTATTAAAATTACTGATAATAATGGATTATGTTAATTGAAATATATGTGATATATATATGAATAAATTTTTTGTAGCAGTACATTCTATAAGGTGTAATTACTATATATGGGTAAGGTGTGCCTTATGAGTTATAAGAACTTATTTTCTTTAACCCGGAACATGGTTGGGAAAATTTTTTCTATAGTAAGCATTTTTGTTAAGAGTTTAATTTCTTTAAGGAGGAATATTTTTATGGGTGTTTTAAGTGGAAATCCACAAAATGAACCAATGCACTACGGAGAAGTCTTTGGGATTTGGAGTTATCTTGCAGCAGCACAAGGTGCAATCGCTGGTTATCAAGTTCTCATTAACCATACAGGAGATGAGGACTTAAAGAAATTTTTAGAAAACCTTGTAGAGAATGATATCCAATCAGAAGTTGAAGAATTAAAAAATTTATTAAAATTAAATGGTGTTGCATTACCGCCAGCACCTCCAGAAAGACCAGTTGCATCTATTGAAACTATTCCACCTGGTGCTCGTATAAATGACGCAGAAATTGCGGCAACGGTTTCTGCAGGTCTTGCAGCAGGTTTGGTAGCATGTAGCCAAGCTATGGGACAATCACTTCGAGAAGATGTAGGAATGATGTTTGGTCAATTCCATATGAAAAAAGCACAAGCTGGAGCTATATTGCTTCGTCTGAATAAGAAAAAAGGTTGGATTATTCCACCTCCATTACATGTTCTACAATCAGATCAAGCATAATACCTAAATGAAAATTCAATTTATTCTTTATGGCTGTTGCAATGAGCTTGTCTAGGGAAATAAGGATTATTGACAAATTAAAATAAGTGGCAGAGTCGTGACCGCTTTTTGGCAGTAAATGTGCCGGTTGTTTTGGAATTACCGTGTTATATTTGTATTGTGAGTAATGGCGGAAAACATTGCTCACAAGGATTCTTTTATAAAATTCTAAACGGCTTCATATTGACGGCATAATTTAAAATCCGTAACCAGCTTTAATGGTACTGATTGAATGATATCGTTAATATAGGAGGGCTTTTTGCTCTTCTCTCAGGAACTTGATACTGTGTAGATGCAGTTATGCAAACAACATTGGCTTCTTGAGAAAAGAATAAAACTTCATTTACCGTATTTAAATTACAAATTAATAAGTAGTGATATAGCATCCATTCGGGTGCTTTTCTTTGTTATATAGAAATTATACATTAAACTAGTGAACATTTGAATGAGACAAGCATATACTACTTGTACCTCATTAACTTTAGTAGCCTTGACTCTCGTTAATGGGATTCTCATAATCCCTTAAAAGGAGCGCTCGCGGAAACGGGTGCTCTTTTTATTATATAAAGCGGATAGTTTTAACAGGAAGGAAGATAAATGATGGACGAAATACAACGATTTATTGCTAACAATACACATCAACTTGGATATATTATGGAAGAAGCTAGCAGGAAGTGGAAAGAGCAAGACCCTAAAGGCGCCTTGACAGTGGGACCATGTAAAGGAGTTATAGATTTTTATGGTAGTTATTATGATCTTTTAGAAAAGTTAGCATGCCTTCAAGAATGAAAGAACATTAAGCATAATGATTAAACCAATATCAATTATCCTAGGCGCTGCCGTTATCGGTTTAGCGTCTTATTTTATTGTGAGGAAGTGACGGGGTGTTTTGGTTAGGAGGTCTTATGGGATACTTCATAGGTACACTTGTTACTTTATTAGTAGTATATTTTGGTTATCGCATTGGTGAGGATAAAGAAGGTTAAGGGGTGAAGGAATGAACATTAATATTGAATCACTTAGAGAAGCCTTTAACAAGTTAGCGTATGAATTATATAAAATAATCTCTCAGTTGTTTTCTAGCTACTGGGAACAAATTAAAGAACTTTCAGCAAAGTATATGGAGTATAAGTTGGAACGTCCAGAGCGTCCAGTATATGGATACGTTAAACATAAAGTAATAAGATCACAGGTTATGTATCGTAAGCCTATCTGTGTACGAGCAAGGATGGTGTGCTAATGATTGACTATATTAAACTCATAAGAGAAGGAAAACTTATGAAGTTCTACAAGTCTAAAGAGTGGAGAGAGCTAAGGCTTAAAGCTTTAAAGCGAGATAACTATGAATGTCAGATGTGTAAGTCAAAAGGTAAATACAAACCTGCTGAGAATGTGCATCATCTTAAAGAAGTAAAGACGCATCCACATTTAGCATTAGACTTGGATAACTTACAATGTTTATGCATTCGATGTCATAATGAAGTACATGATCGGTTAGATAAGATTGAGAAGAAAAAACCTAAGTTCTTGAATGAGGAACGGTGGTAGCTATGATTATTGTGGATGGTAGTTGGACATTCGATACTGACTTAATGATTCAATATGCTGATACTGATAAGGAAGAACGAACTTCATATGAACGTGACATGTTGAATCAGTTTAGAAAGTATTCTTACTGGCGTTACTGTCAGATAAGAGACTGTGTTAATCCAAGGAAGTGCAAACGACTTAAACTTATTGATGTAAGAGAAAGATCGCAAGATGAAGAGAAATTAAAATTTACTATAGATATTCTAAAGATTTCTAGTGAAGAAGTCTTTTTTATTTTAGATTTTATCGAAACATACTTTGAATTAGTTTCCTAAAACCCCCCCGGTCAAAAATTTTAGCTTTTTTTCTGGGGAACCATTCAACGGGGAGGGGACGTCGGAAAAAATATTTTTTGATTTTCTCACGTGAGGGGGAGGGGTGCACACAAAATACAGGGTGCATCATTTTTAAATTCGTTTAAAACCGCCTCAAATACGATGCATGGAAAGAGGTGGTGAATATGGATGAATAATAATGCGACACCTCAAGAAGCCGCTCACAGTGACTATTTAAGCGGTATGAAGTATAAGGATATAGCAGAAAAATATTCTGTTTCTATGAATACCGTCAAGTCCTGGAAAAAAAGATATAACTGGCAAAGAGAGGGTGCACACAAAACACAAAAGGTTGCACCAAGAAAGAAAAGGGTGCACACAAAACTAAAACCGAAAATTAATCAGCTAAAAGAGACCATTAAACAAGATTTGATGAATCAATTGCAGGAAAACGGAACATTCGGTGCACATTATGTAGATTTAGTATCTGACTATATGGCACTTTGGGATATTAAAAACAATCTCATTCTTGATATAGAAGAAAGGGGTGTTGTTGTTGATTGGTCGAATGGAAAGCAAAGGGGCAAAAAGAAAAATGAAAGTATTAGTGAACTAAATAAAACGAATGCTCAAATGCTTAAACTTTTAGCAGAACTAGGATTGAAAGCAACAGAAGTAGATAAGGATGATGATGATGACGAAGACGTATAATTATCACCCCTACATTGATGATTACATGAGAATGGTTGAAAATGGAGAAATTCAAGCTTGTAAAGAACAAAAACAGCTTATGGAATTTCTACGATGGAAATTAGATCAACCAAACGTTGTAATAGATGCAGAAGCAATTGAAAAATCAGTGAGTGTTCCAGCACCTTATTTTCCTTTTCAATTATTCCCTTGGCAGAAGTTTTGCAATGCATTTATATTTGGCGTTCGTTATGATGATGGTCGATTGATGTTTGATCGCTTTTTTAATTTATTAGGGCGTGGTGCTGGTAAGAATGGTTGGATGGGTTACGATAGTTTTTTTATGCTGACATCACATCATGGAATACCAAACTACGATATTGATATTGTTGCAACATCAGAAGATCAAGCAAAAACCTCATTCGAAGATGTTTACAATGTTTTAGATGATCCAAAACATAAGAAAAAAATGAAGAAGAATTTTTATAAGTCTCAAACATTGATTCAACATAAGCGTACAAAATCAAAAATGAACTATAATACATCAAATGCTAGAACAAAAGATGGTAAGCGTTCTGGTATTGTTATTTTCGATGAGATACATGAATATGACAATTACAAGAATATAAAGGTATTTACTTCTGGTCTTGGTAAAAAGAAAGATCCACGTATTTTCTATATTTCTACAGATGGTTATGTTCGTGGTGGTGTTCTTGATGATTTAAAAGAAGAAGCAAGAGCAGTATTGAATAAAGAGTTGCCAGATTCCACATTATTTCCGTTCATTTGTAAATTAGATGATCCGTCAGAAGTAGATAATGAAGAAATGTGGGAAAAAGCAAATCCATCATACCGATATAATCCATCTTTACAACAAAAAATGCGTCAAGAATACTACGATATGCAGAAAAACAGTTCATTACGTATTGAATTTATGACAAAACGAATGAATTCGCCAGTTGAAGATTCTAGAAAAGAGGTTGCAATCTATGAAGATAGATTAGCAACAGATCAACCTTTTCCAGAGAATCTAAAAGGTATTGATGCAGTAGGCGGTATTGATTTTGCAGATGTTCGAGACTTTTGTTCTGTTGGTTTGTTATTTAAACATGATGGGAAAAGATATTGGATGCAGCACACTTTCATTCATCATATGGCTTTAAAATTGCAAGATATCAACCCCGATATTATTGAAATTGCAAAAGAAAAAGGATTATGTACGATTGTTTATGATAAATCCATTGATGCAGATCGTGTTGTAAATTGGTATTTAGAACAAGCAAAAATATTTAATATCAAGAAGGTCGCTTGTGATAGTTTCCGTGCTTCCATCTTAGAGGAGAAATTCAAGGAAACGGGGATTCCTTTAGAAGTTGTGAGAAGAGGCCCGATTACACATGCAAAATTAGCACCATTAATTGATGAGATGTTTATTAAACAATTAATTGTGTTTGGTGATGATCCGTTAATGCGTTGGTATGTAGGGAATGTTTATGTAGATGAAAAAGGAAATGGCAACAAAGAGTATTGCAAGATTGATAAAGAGAAACGGAAAACAGATGGTTTCTTTGCTTTTACTCATGCTTTAACACAAGATAGTGAATTAACAGAAGCAAAACCATTTTCTGTTGATGCATTTAAGGTAAGAACTTACTAGAAAGGCAGGTGAGGGAATGGGGTTAATTGATTGGATTGGTGGTTGGTTTGGAAAAAGGAGCAGGGCAGATTTAAAAAGTTGTTTTTATGAAGCTTCCATAGATTACTTCTTTAAAAAACTGGCTGTTAATACTTGTGTAGATTTAATTGCGAATACGCTTGTTCGTTGTGAATTTCAAACATTTGAAAAAGGAATAGAAGTTCGAAAGGGAAATCACTATTTATTTAATGTGCAGCCCAACCAAAACCAAAATGCTTCACAATTTATGCATAGTTTAGTCTCACATTTAATTTATGATAATGAGTGTTTAGTAATTATGCATAACGATCAACTATATATTGCAGATAGTTTTAGCAAAGAAGAATTTGCATTAAAAGAAAATATATATAAAGGCGTTACTGTTAAAAACTTCACTTTTACCGAAAAGGTATTTAAAGAGAGTGAGGTTTTTTATTTTCAATTAAATGATGAAAATATCATGAATGTAATTGATGGTTTATATAGTAGCTGGGGCAAATTAATTACTTCTGCTACAAGTATTTATAAGCGTTCTAATGCGATGCGTGTTGTGGTGAAAGGTGAATTTTTAAGAGCGCAAACACCAGAAATGCAACAACAAATGGATGCAATGTTCAATGAACAGTTTAAAGCGTTTTTTGAAGCAGATAATGCAGGTGCTGTGTTCCAATTACAAGATGGATATACATTAGAGAATTTTAGTAACACTTCCAAAGGAAACAAATTAGATAGTCGAGATATTAAAGCACTTGTTGATGACATTATTGATTTTGTTTCAATGGCTTTTCATGTACCAAAAGGAATGTTAAAAGGTGATGTTGTCGATGTCTCCAAGCAAACAGATAATTTCCTTATGTTCTGTATTAATCCGCTTATAGAACTTATTGCAGATGAAATAAATCGTAAGTTTTATAAGAAGGAAGAGTACTTAGAACGAACATATTTAAAAGTAGATACAAGCCGTATTAAATATGTGGATATTACACAACTAGCAAATGCTTGTGATGTGTTCTTTAGAATTGGCGCGAATTCAATTAATGATATTTTACGGATGTTAGGACGTGAACCAATTAATGAAGAATGGGCAAATAAGCGGTATGTTACGAAAAACTATGAATCAGTTGAAAATGCAGCAGCATTAAAGGGAGGTGATGAGAATGACAGTAACGGAAATCCCGAAAATCAAAAATAGATTTGAGGTACTTAATAGCGCTAATACTGAAGAAGCAGACTTATATATGTATGGAACTATTTCAGCGTATTCTTGGTATGAAGGTATCTCAAGTAGTAAAGTGCGAGAACAGTTAAAGAATATTACAGCCAAAACAATTTATACGTTTGTTTGAGTCAGACATTACCCGTATGTTTTTAGGATATTATATAAATTCAAGAAAAGAAATGCAGCCCACCATCTTTTTAGGTGGAAACGATGATATAACCGCTTCACAAGGGGCAGTAGCAATATATCAACAATCTGACTCATATCCCAAAGCTGGCGGTATTGGTATCACAAGAGGGTATATAAGCGGAAGTAAAACAGATTTGTACTTTCCAGCAAGTATTATCTTCGACCAAAATGGAAAGATGAGTATAAAAGCAGAAGAGTCTTTAAATATAGATGCATTATATTCATACATGAATTTTTATGCTGCAACAGATTTCGCAGCGAAAAGTAAAAAGAATCTCATGCTTGAAGCAACTGAAGAGAATATGCATTTTACAGCAGGAAAAGGATTTCTGTTTCATCAAAACGGAAAGAGAATCTTTTCGGTAAAAACTGCTTCTAGCGGTGATACAGACTTAGTGCTTCAGTATTCTTTGCTACGAAATTCTAATTCTGCAAATGGATACCTTCAAGTTATGTCTGGCACTGGTTCATTTTATGGTGGGATTTTAGCCGCTGATTTTAAAGTATCATCAAAGAAAAAATACAAGACAAACATTCGTGATATTGGATTTAGTGCATTAGATAAAGTAATGGATTGGGATATTAAACAATACAACCTTAAAACAGATATGGCAAAACTTTATGATATGCGTATGAATAGAAAAGAAGGAGAACCACCAATTACTACTGATGCAATTTCAACACATTATGGTTTAGTTATTCCAAATGAAGAGGAAGAAACAGGTGTAGGTTTATATGGTATGCTCTCACAATTAACAAAAGGGTTTCAAGAATACGTAACAAAAACAGATGCTAGAATTGAAAAAATAGAGCCACAACAGCCTAAAGGAAATGTAAAGCATAGAGGAAGATCAAAACGCACGAGAAGACCACCTAAACGCCTTGAAAAAGGTGCGATTGAAAGGAGCGTAACGAAATGAGAAATGAAGTAATTATAATTGATTTGGCTGATCCAGTATTCACAAAAACCATTCGTTTACGCCAAAATGATAAAAATGGCTTAAAACTAACTGTATATCTAAAAGATAATGGTAGAGTAGTTGATTTAACTGGATATGTAGCAAAGTATGAAGCAACAAATAATAAACAGTTTATTCGGGATGATGCCAAAATTATTGATGTAAATAATGGAATCATTGAATATATATTACCTGCTAAAGCGGTCTCAACTTCTAACGAATGGATGGCTTATTTTGTTATAGAAAAGGGAGATTCAGAACGTACAAGCACACCAGATATCCGAATTGTTTTAAGAAGAGATGTCAAAGAAGGAAATATCAAACTGGAAAGTTATATTTCTGATTTTGAAAAAGCCTTGGAACAAGTAGCAGGATATAGAAAAGAAATTGATGATATAAATAAACTAATCGTAGAGTTAACAAAATTAATTAATGCAAATAATGTTCAAGTGCCAAAAATCACAACAGATGTAGGTGGTGCGTTAATCTCGGTTAGTGATCCTACAAAAAATATTCTTGATGAAATTGTAGCCAGAGGACTAGGGATAAACACAATTTATTGTCATGGCAGTGTGCAAGGAAATACACCTAATGCTAAATCGTGGCGTGGTATCTCATTTATAAATTCCCCTACTTACGGATTTATTTTTGCGAAA